ATTATTATTTTAAACTAAGTGATAATTTAATAACTCGTTTTATGGTAAACGGACAATTTCCTAATGAAACTGAAAATATGTCAGAAGCTGATAAAATAAAAATTCGTACAAAAAAGTTAGAAACAGTTGCAAGAGTAATAGTAAGATATTATTACGATATTACAAAATATTTTCAGGAAAGAATATCAGCACTGGATATTGAAAAATTATATGATGAGTATTCTGAAGAAGGATTGAAGGAAATTGAAAGAATTATGCAGGAGATAACTTTGTTTTATGCCAAAATGTATTACAAATACCCTCTTGCTGAAGAAAAAAAAGCTTCTAAAGCTTTAAAAGAAGAAATGGAAAGATACAATGTTGATGAACAGCTTGCAGAACTTGAAAAAACAGTTTCATTAATAAGAGATATTGTATCTTATCAGCTAGAAAGAAAAAGGGAAAAAGAAAAAGAGAAAGCAGAGAAAAAAAGTGAAATATGGAATATGATATTTGCAACTATAGGAGTAGTTTTAGCAATTATTCAAATAGTTCAAGGTTTTTTTAGTAAATAAGTTAATTTTTTAGATATTATAAAACAACAAGCAGAGGCTTTTAATATCCCATTAGCTGAATTAGGTCTTGAACATTATGATTTAGAAAAATTCATGAAAAGAAGATAAATATTAGTCGCTCAAAACATTGATAAAACTTTACAAATTCATTTTAAATAATGGATATAAAATCACCAACTTCTGAAAAAATGATACAGTTACAATTTTTTACTTCGATTAAAAAAATAGAAGATAGTATAAAAACTCTATATGACCAGCATTCTTGTATAATCAATTTGGAGACAGAGAATATAAATTCAAATAAATTGATTGTATATGCAGAAAACCATAATCTCCCTGCTTATAAGACTTTAGAGGCGTCATTTATATATGATTTAATAAAAAACATATTACAAACCAATAAAAAAATCATATTGGGTTTGGCTGGGATTGACAAGAAAAATATTTATGCGTTAATTGAAAAATTGAATTTATTAAATATCGAGGATAAGGAAATTATACTTGTATATCATTCAATTAATGTAATCAAAGATGGTATCATCAATATTAATCAGATAAATAATAGTGAGAAGTTTGATGAAATATTATCTGTCTATGAAAATAGTGATATTTTAGGATTTAGGTTTAATAAATGAGTTTTGTTTTCTAAATTCTCACCTAAAGAAAACCTATTTCAAATATTCGCATAAAAAAAGAACTTTGAGATAATTCAAAGTTCTTTTTAATTTCTGTTTCTGTAATGTGTTGCCTTACAGACTTGTAGCGAAGACGGGACTTGAACCCGTGACCTTTGGGTTATGAATTATATTAGTGGCAAAATTGATTTTATAATATATTCTTACCCAGCTATTTAAGTTTTTTGGAGAATACGGTTTGTATTCGTTTTTAGTATTCTTTTTTTACAATTTTTAAACAAGAGCCAAATTTATCCCACATTTGCACTGGGATTCCCCAGTGAAGGCATATTTTTTAAAGTGCTTATATGGTCTTTCAATAGTGATATTACTTCTTCTTTTTGAGCTATCTCTTTGTCTTTTGCTGATAGTAACTGTTCATAGAGTTTTGTGTTTGTAGAATTTTCCTCTGAATTTTGCTCTAAAGTCTTTATCATATTTCCTTTCCCAGTAAGCAACCATGTGGGCGAAATTTCGCTATAAACTTCTACGATATTGATTAAATATTCTCCTCCTATTTCACTATTTAGAGATTTTCCTTTCAGGTTTGAATAAGATATATTCGTTTTATCGCAAAATTCTTTTTTTTGAATGCCTTGATTTTCAATAAATTGCAGTATTCTTGCTTTTATAGGTGAAATTTTATCCATATTTTCTTTTGAAGTATGAAATTTTATACTTACATTTGCAGTAATAAATTATTTATATAAACATAATAATAAAAAGTAAATACAAATATATGAAAATATCAAAAAAGATTATAGATAAGATTTTACGAGACAACAAATTCAGCTTAAAAATAGCATTGATATTAGACATTCAGCAAACCTCTGTAAGAGCATTGGCTAGAAGTAATTCTGATAAACTAGGTCATGCTAAATTAGTTGAATTTTACAAGGAAGAAGGTTTCTCTGAAAAAGATATTTGGAGTAAATAGTTTTTTCAATGACAGCGGAGAATGTACTGCCTATTATCAAAGCATTAGACGCAAAGGAACAACAGCGGTTAATGCAGATGCTTGGTGTTGGAGCAGAAAAAACATCTTCGACAAAGACGAAACATTACCTAGAAAGAGATATTCGACAAAGATTATTGTCTACCATATTCAAGCCACGAAGGGTCTAAATATTATCACAAATTCTTTCTTCATAACTTTTTGGGCAACAGACCAGCCTAGACGGGGTGCAGTGGCTTTTTAACTTAAAAACTCAATTATAATTTAAAATAAATAAGATGAAAAAAACAGATAAACCGCTTGCGGTAAATTTAGAATTTGAAGAGCAGTTAAGAGAATTGTTGTCACAGGCTCCAGAGGGCTTTGGGTTCTTATGCTTCTATTACCTCACAAACGGAGAAGAGCCTTGTGACGAGGGTGTTATAGGTCGGTCAAACGAGCCGTTCATTGCTCATACTATTGTGAATTCAATGCTGAAAAGTGAGACTATTAGCGACTTGATACAGGCTGCATCCTCATATGTTACTGAATGTAGAACTCGTGAAAACAAAGGTAATCATGATAAGCACCAAAAGACAACAGTATAATGCCTGCTACAGGCTGAGAAAAAAAGGAATAAAAGTTTCCACACCAGAAAAAACCATATATGGTTCGGCTGAACTGAGTGAGAAACCTACGGTTTTCCTGCTCCTTGAAAAGTTTTCTTTTGTTGTTCAAACTCAAATATTCACAAATGAAAAGTAGAATTGAGAATCCCAAACTAAGGGCTTTTGTAGAGGGTTTCAAAAAAACATCCACACCAGTCACTGTTGTTGATTTTTTGAAAGAAAATGATGCTGAGTTTACTATTGGGTTTAAAAATAAAGTAAAAAGATTAGCTAATAAGAATGAGGTTGTAATAAAAGTTGTAACTGGATAATGATTTACGAAAAAAGAAATAAATACACCTGGGTATTAAAGGAGAAAGAAAAAAACAATACAGCGCCTATTTCAGATGCTGTTTCGGAAAAGCAGGCAAAACAAAAGTCTCGATATAAAACAGCTCAGTATCGAGCTTTCTGTAAGAGACTTTTTACCTATAAAAAGTTTGTTTGCAAAACGGAACTCAATATCCTTATAAAAGAGCAACTGCATGCCAATACCACTTGGTATCGTAACAGGATGGTTCAGTTGGGTTTCTTGAAAGAGGAATTTAATGTTTTTAAACCAGGAGAGAATTTATAAAAGATGAACAAGTATTTTTTTCATTGTATTTAAATTTAAGTTTCCCAGCTGGTTTCGGTGCGAGCCTGCCAGCTGGTTTTTTATCTAAACTATAAGAAATGAATTTCCCAATAAATCAAAACGATATATTCCAGGCGACTAATGGTGGTCTGGACTTGATACAGAGGTTTTTGCCTCAAGTTCGGCAGAACAAGCATTTTAAAATACGGCACGAGGGAACAGAGTCTGCTAATCTTTCCAAGAAGGACGGGATTTATTTCGTGAAAGACTGGGGAGATACAGGCGGTTTCTATGCCGAAAGCCGAAACGGGATCCACATCTACGCTCATGAAATGGGGCTTACTTATTTCGAAGCTCTTTTGCAGCTGGGTAGAGAATTGGGGATTTTGGACGAAAATAAAACTAAACCTAAAAATATAAATGTATGCAAGTTTTCCGAGTTCGAGGGAACGCTGAACGAGGAGGGATTTTGCTACGAAACCAAAGATTTTACACCTTACGAGCTGGAGGTTCTTGGACCATTGATGACGGAGGAAGTATGCCGAAAGTATGGGCTTTATTCCTTAAAGTCTTATTCTTGGCTCAAAAAGGAAGAAAACACTCAAAAAGAATTCTGCAATGTCTACACGGTGGAGAGTTCCGAAACCTATCCTGTTTTTGCCTTTATCGTAAAAGAAGGAGGCGGAAAGAAGAAAATCCACCTGGAGGGCGAAAACAAAAATGTAGTAGTAGAAGAACCCGAAGAGGAAAGAGTTTGGCTGAAAATCTACAAACCAAAATCTACCGATAAGAAATACCGATTTTCTTACCTTGGCAAGAAACCATCACAGCATATTTTTGGGCTGGAGAATGTAAAGTCTATTTACAATAAACTCCAGCAGGAAGTAGAGGAGTCCTACGATAACAAGGAGGAATCTGTACCAGTCAAAGTGAAAAAGTTAGAGCGAATAGTCATCTGTTCTGGTGACAGAGATTCTCTCAATATGGCTTCTACTGGCGAAACTGTGGTTTGGTTTAATTCCGAAACAGCGGATATTACCGAGGCACAAATTGCGATGCTTTTCAAGTATGCATTTGAGGTTATCAATGTTCCAGACCTTGACCCTACAGGCTTTGAGGCTGGGAAGAAACTGGCTTTGGAGCATATGGACATCAAGACTGCGTGGCTCCCAGAAAGCCTTACCAAATCCAAAGATTTTAGAGGTAATCCGAAAAAAGATTTTACCGACTTCATGAAATCTGAAGCTGCATTTGAGGACAAAGAACAAAAAGAGCTTCGGGCAAAAGTGAAAAGATTTCTGGAACTTGCCAGACCTGCTAAGTTTTGGATTGAAAAGTGGAGAACGAATAAAGAAGGGAAGAAAATAGACCACACGCCAACCTACAGTGTGAATTACAAAAATGCGTTCAATTTCTTGAAGCTGAACGGATTTTTCAGAATAAAAGACGCCACCAGAAAGGATGGTTACTATTTTGTTCAGCAGAACAAGCACATTCTTCGGGAGGTCTCTTCGCAGGAAATTAAAGACTTTTTCAATAAGTTTTTGGACGAAAAACAAAAAGAAAAAGGGCTTAGACTTTTTCCCGATGAACTGCTGAACATGGTAATAGGTTCGGAGGCAGTTTCGGAGAAAAAACTTCAGAACCTGGAGAGCAAGGAGTTTGATTTTACAGACTTTACTCCTACTTCTCAGTTTTTCTTCTTTGATAAGTTCATTTGGGAAGTTAGCAAGGATAAAATAGAGAGGATAGATAAAGGCTACAGCCGTTATGTGATGGAGGACGATATTTTGAACGAAATCATTTTCCGCCAGACCAGAACGACTTTGAACACTTCTAAACTGAATATAGAAGAGCCGTTTTTCAACATTAAAAAAGATGAGAATAACAACTGGAAGTTGGATATTGTAAGAAATGACTGCGACTTTATGAACTACTTTATCAACACCTGCAGGGTTCATTGGAAAGAGGAATTGAAAGACTTGAAACCATCTGAATATGATAACTATTTGGATGAAAACAAATTTATCATCAATAAAGAAACGCTTTCGGAAGACCAAATCTATGAGCAGGAACTGCACTTCATCAATAAGGTGTATTCTTTCGGATACATGCTCCACCGATACAAAGACCCTGCTAAGGCTTGGTGTCTTTATATCATGGACAACGAAGTAGTAGACGACAACGAGTCCCACGGGCGAACAGGGAAGTCTATTTTTTCCAGCCATGCTTTGAGATTGTTCATGAATTCCAAGTATTTAGGAGCGAGGAAAAAGGGGCTGCTGGAGAGTGACTTCTTATATGATGGAATAACAGAACAGACCGACTATGTGCTGTTCGATGATGCGGATAAGAGATTCCAGTTTCAGCAATTATTCACGGACATTACTGGTGACTTGAATGTAAACCCGAAGAACCAGAACGCTTATTTAATTCCGTTCTACCTATCTCCGAAGTTCTGTATTTCTACAAACTATGCACCTTATGGGCTGGACAGCTCCACCAGAGGGAGGATTTTATTCATGTCGTTCGGGAATTGGTATCATGGCGAAATAGAAGGTTTTACAGAGCGAAATCCGATGCATGATTTTAACAATAGATTCTTCACTGACTGGGATGAGAAGCAGTGGAATTTGTTCCTAAACTTTGCCATGCAGTGCCTACAGTTTTACCTTTCTACAAATGAAAAGATAGGAGCACCAGAAGGGAACATTAGAAAGAGAAATCTATTGGCTGAAATTGGAATTGTATTCTTTGAATGGGCTGAAGATTATTTCAAAGACGAAAACATTAACCAAGCTGTATGTAGAAGAGTGATGTATGAAAACTTGAAGAATTATAATAATTCCATGAAGCAGATTTCAGCGACTTCTTTCAAGAATAAACTAAAGCAGTTCTGCGAGCTGAAAGGATACATATTTAATCCAAAGGATCAGCTGACAGATAAAGCAGGGCAAAGAATTATGAAATGGACAGACAGCAAAACAGAGGAGCATTTCTTCATCCAAGTCCCAGAGGAAAGCGCCGAGGAAACAAATAACGAACAAGACGATATATTTTTTTAAACCATGATAAGAACAGAGTTCCCTACGAATAGAGCAGAGCTGAAAGAGCAATTTGGCTACCTTTCTTTCCAGTGCACATTCATCAACACGGATGTTGTAGTGGTGCGAAGCAGGAGGACTTATAAGTATGTTCTTATCACATATTGCTGCGGGAGAAAAACGGGTTTTATTTGCGAAGATGAAACCCTACAATGGGAGAAGGCTTTCGAGATTTTCAAGGAAGTGCCGAGCAATTACAATGATTTAGACCAATGGGAAGACCAGAACGAGGAAAGGCTGGAGCTCTTGGTTCCAAACACACACAATTATGTGTTTATCGACGACAAAGTAATAAGAGAAGTAGTAAAAGTAAGAGAAAAAAATAATGGATAAACTCAATATTATAACCAAACTTTCGGACTGTACCGAAATATTAACAGGGAAAAATATAGACAAAAGCAAGACTAATGAGCAAGGAAACGGAACGCCCTACATCACAGGGGCTTCGGATATTGTTAAAGGGCAGATTCAGTGCAGGCGCTTTGTGGTTGAAGAACAAATCAAAAACCCTACTATCGCAATAAAAGGCGATATTATCATCAGCACCGTGGGGACGCTTGGGAAAATTGGCATGATGACTATTGACAGGGCTGTTTTAAGCGGGCATTGTGCGATTATCCGTCCGAAAAAAGGCGTAAGCCTTCCGTATCTGACAGCGATTGTGTCTCGATTGGTGCTTGATATTTGTCCAGATGATGAGTTTTTATCAGGGTTTTCCAAAAAATTAGATATAGAACAGCTCAAGGATTTGAAATTAAGCCTCCCGAAACTCATTATTCAAGACTATATCGTTACGATGATGGCTCAAATCTTATCTTTAACAATGGCTCTGGAGGCAAGCAAAGATACCATGGAAGACCACGCCCAGCTTATCGATTTGCTGGCTGAAGAATACAATCGGCTTCGTGTGAATTATAAAAGTAAAATCAAGCTTTTAGAAGATTTAGACAGTCATCTAAACCATATCGAAGACAAAGAATTAAAAGACATTCTTAACCATTTTAATGATATTAAAAATAGATTAAAAAATATTTAAAAATGAAAATAAAAAAAGAGATTATCGACCTATTAGAAAAGTGCGAAGCTGAAGGACAAGCGCTTAGAATCACAGAACAACTTGACCGAAAGACTTACACGCAACTAAACAAGGTGCTGACTGCCATCGGCGGCAAATGGAATGCCAAACAGAGGGTTCATTTGTTCCAAGAAGATGTTTCGGAAATGATAGAAAATATCATCAATACGGGTGAGTATTCCTGTATTAAAAAGGATTTTCAGTTCTTCCCAACTCCAATAGAATTGGCAAGAAAAATGATAAAACTTGCCGAAATCACGACTGATGATATATGCCTTGAACCGAGTGCTGGGGTGGGAAATATCGCACAATTTATGCCGAATTGTGATGTAATAGAGCTTCACGAAGATAATAGAAAAACACTCACAGAAAAAGGATTTTCGCTTGTTCACGATGACTTTTTGACTTTCGTTCCAGAAAAAAAATACACTGCTATTGTGATGAATCCGCCATTCAGTAAAGGGCAGGATATTGAGCATGTGGCTAAAGCTATAGAGATGGCGGAGCGTGTGGTGGTGGCTGTTACCTCTGCTTCGGTAATGTTTAGAAACGACAATAAAACTGTTGCTTTTAGGGAATTAGTCGCAAGCCATGGAGGGATAATTGAAGAGCTTCCTGCAGGTAGTTTCAAGGAAAGCGGAACCCTTATTGATACATGTTTAATCGTAGTAAACAAACAAAAAAATGGATAAAATAAAATTATTTACAACGGGATTTACCCAGGTGTTCCTAGTTGTGCTGAACACTTATTTCATCACTAGAGAGTTCTTGCTTGGAATCCTTGCATGTGGTTTTCTTATCAGTTTTGTGTGGTCGCACAATGTGAAGAAAGTAGCTTTTGGGAGCGAGTGGGATAGAATTATTTATTCCCTTGGAGCGATGACTGGGAGTATCCTGGCATTTTACTTCGGGAAATGGATTTATTAAAAGAACAATTTAAAATTTAAAAAAAATGGAAACAAAAGAATTTAAAATTCAGGTGCCAGAAGGCTACGAAATTGACAGAGAAAATTCAACCTTTGAAAATATAATTTTCAGAAAGGCGGAAAGAAAACTTCCTAAAGCTTGGAAAGATTTGCTCTTTGTAGAAGGCTGGTTTATAGATGCTAAATGCCATATTATTGAAACAGGAATGCTTAACACCCAAGAATATAATAAAAATACATTTCCTACAAAAGAAGAAGCAGAAGCGTGTGTAGCTTTGGCTCAACTTTGCCAGTTAAGAGACATATACAATGAGGGTTGGAAGCCTAATTGGGAAGAAAACATTAATGAAATATTCTATTTATTTTCATAATGAAAAAATATATAGTGATTATTCATATAATACAAGACATGTTTTATCTTTTAAAACATATGAACTCAGAGATAAATTTCTAGAGAATTTCAAAGATTTAATCGAAACAGCAAAACCATTGTTATAACAGACCACAGCGAAACAACTGTAAAAGAATAAACAAAACCTACAAAAACAAAAACATTTAAAATTTATTCATATGGATATTATTGGAAACATCTACAGCAGAGAGGCTGCAGAGCAGAAAAAAGAAACATTCCGTGTTCAAGAGTTCATGCTGGACGCTTCTTACTTTGACAATTACAATCAGACTAATCGAGAGAACTTTCTCAAAATGCAGGTTAAGAATGCCAATATTGACAAGTTGGCGGCGATTCCTAACGGAAGTAGAGTGAAGGTCTTTTTTACCATAGAAGGAAGATTCTACGACAAAGAGGATGGAACAAAGGGACACGCTCAGAATCTCTCTGCGTTCAATTTCGAAGTAATTAAGATGGCTGAGAATAAACCAGCCACTCCTGCTGCTCCTGCACCACAAGAAACCGACTTCTAGATGCTTAGGCGCTAATTAGTTTTTTTCATTGTAATCCGCTCAGATTTGGGCGGATTTTTCTTTTTGATATACATCAGTTTTTGCACACCTACAAGGCGGCGATTTTCACAACCCCCTGCCACCCCCAAAAAGTTGTAAAAAAGTTGTAAGGATTGTAAGGAATTATCCGAGCGCTCTGTTTGTCGGGTTTTACCGCCTTACAACTTTTATTTTTATTTTGTAAGGAATGGATAATCCTTACAAAAAAATTGTAAGGGAAAAACTGCCTTACAAAATGAATTTGGCTGTTGTATGGGATTCTTACAACTCAAAGTAAGGTATAAATATTTGAAAAATAAGCACTTACAAAATCCTTACAATTCTTACAACTTTTTTCCTACTTTTTAGAGAATTTCAGAATAAAAGTTTCAGAAACTAAAAAAAGCAGAGCCTTTATAATATGGTGGAAAAATCATATACTTGCTGAAAAAATAAGGATGCTAGTAAGTATATTTTTGCCAGTGAGTAAGCCGATCAAGCAGTTTTTGACTCAGAAATTTGGTGCAGAATATCAGCCAAGCCGAGATAATTGGTTTGGAATTCTTATCAGTTCTCTTTTGAGTAAGAAAAATTCGAACTGGGATGATCGTGCAAAAAATGAAGTCTTTGAGGAGGAATATAAAATTTCCTTCAAATTGTCTTATTCCTATAAACACGGAATCTGCATTCTTCCGACGCACGAGCAACTGCTTCGGCGTGCAGTGGAGAGTCTGTTTCGTGAACATCTGTATGAAACTGCAGTTCTCAATAAACTCTACTATGATATAGAGTATAAAACATCCATAGAAAACCTGCTGAATTTCTACGGGATCCACGAGGAAGAAAAATCCTATTATCAAACTATTATTAGAGATTTTAACAGAAAAAAGGATAAAATCGCCCAACGATTAGAAAACCAGCCAAATAAAATATTTTCGTAAAAAAACTTTAAAATATGGTGGAAATCAGCAATATTCCAGAAAAATTCTTTCGTGAAATTCGACAAATCGAAATTTTCAACGCCAAAGAATATTCATTCACAGCGAACAGCACAGGCAAGAGTGTTTCTGCTGAACCGAAAATAATCTTTAAAAACATTGTTCCCGAGGACTTTGACAGGTCTATCAAAAGAAAATTCAAAAACGGAAACGCTTTTTTCGAAGTTGATTTATCATTTAATCTCTATGGTCTCAACCCAATGAACATCAGCGCTTATTCTGTTCTTTTGAACAAAAAGGGTTTTGCCATCCGCCTGGTGACCAATGTAGATTCCATGATATTGGGTAATGAACAAGAGCCGTTCATGGTAGAAGTTCACGATGGGCGCAAGGATGATAATTCTGGAAGTGATAGGATGCAGATCCAAATTTCTGGCGCTACCATTATAGAGCCCAAAGCCCAGAGCTTATAATTTTTCTGTCTTTTTTTACGCACTAAACATTTTGGATTTTTGAAAAATAAAATCTAAGAATGTTTAATGGTAATACTTTATTAAATACTCCGCTGGCAATAGACAAAGGCTATTTGATGAGCCTTGTTCCATCATTGGCAGCGGAATTTATGTTGATGAAATCCTCTCCTATACAGAGTGTAAAGGAGAGAGAAATGCAGTATTTATCCAAAATCAACAAACAGGGAGAAGGGAAAGAAAACATGAAGTTTCCTGTAATAGTGGATATTGTGGGAGCAATCACTAAATATTCTACTTACTTCTCTTACGGCACCCAGTTCCTTGGGGAGCTCTTGAAAGAATTGGATAGAAGCCCGAGTGTTTCGGGAATTATTCTCAATATAGATTCTGGAGGCGGTATGGTTTCTGGAACCGCAGAACTTACCCATATCATCAAGAATTTAGAAACTCCTACTATATCATATACCAGCGGTTATCAGTGTTCAGCTGCGCTGGACATTGCTTCTGGGTGTGATTATCACATGGCATCTCCTTTTGCTGATAAAATCGGCTCCATTGGGACAATGTTATCTTACCAAGATTTTTCGGCAATGTTCGAAAAATGGGGAGCGAAGATTTATGAAATCTATGCTCCGCAGTCTACAGAGAAGAACAAGGAGTATCGTGAGCTGATGAAAGGAAACGAAAAACTCTACACTGAACAGCTGAAAGTTTTAGCAGAGGATTTTATTTCCAGAATGAAGGAAAATTTTGGGGAGAAGCTGAAAGATGATGGGCATGTTTTCAAAGGAAAAACCTACACTCCGAAAGAGGCTTTGGAAATCGGTCTTATAGATGAACTCGGCTCTCTAGAAGATGCATTGAGCAAATTTTAATCATAATATCAAATAAAATGAAATTCACAAGAATCACAGCCCTACTGGGACTAGCGCAACTGACATTCCATGCAGGAGTGTTTGGAACGCAGAAGCCTTTTGCGAAGCTATCGGAAGAGGAATTGGAGAAAATAGAAAACGCCTTGGCTGGTCTGGAATCAGAAGGATTGGCGGAAGAACTGGAAAGCACCAAGCAGAGTCTTTCTGATGCTGTAACGAATCTAGAGGTCGTAAAAAAAAATTCGGAAGAAACGGCACAGGCGGTAGAAGCCGCACTAGAAACTGCAGGGTTAAAAGAAGAGGCTAAAGAAAGCGTGGTGGAAAACATCGCTTTACTTGGGGAAAAATGCAAGGAATTCGGAGGCTCTAAAAACAGACATTCTGTAGTAGAGAATGACGGAACAGAGAATTCTGAAAATGGTTTGATTGGAGGATTTATGAATCCAGAAGACGAGCACAACAAGTTGCTCCAGAGAGTAAAAAAGTAGAATAAATAAAAAAATAAGAATATGAGTTTAAAAACAGATCAGATTAAAAACGAGCTTATTCGTTATTTATCTGTAAACCCTACTTTATTCAGCGGTATGGTTTTGTCAAGCGAGGTTTACATCAACCAGTTTGCAAGAACAGTTACCAAAGTAAAGGGGCATTATCCATCGGTTCAGGCATTGATGAGCCATGCAGTTCAGATTTTTGATTCCAAGAAAGTGACTCCGTATGGAGATATTACATTCTTGTATAAAGATTTGAAGAATTTCCATCAAAAAGTGGATTTCCAAATAGATCCAGCGGAAATTTTGGGAAGTATTTTTGAAGAAAAATACGAAGAAAGCAAAGGACTGCAGCAGAAGAGCATCTCTGTTCTTGCTATGCAGATTTTAAAAGAAAAAGTGATTGATGATGTTAATATTTTATCCATCACTGGTAAATTTGATGCTTCACAGAAAGGGCTGGCATCTCCTACATTCGGTTCATCAATGGACGGATTGAACGAGGTTCACAAGAAAATAGCAGCGGATACTACAAATCCTGCGTTCTTGGTTCCTGGTGATGCGATAACCAAAACCAATGTTTTGGATGTGGTAACGGAGTATGAAAGACAGATTCCATCACTTTATAAAAACAAAGTGAAAACTATCTTCATGAGCCAAGCTGATGCGGAAGATTATCAGATCGCATACGAAGATAAATTCGGACAAAACAAGTTCCAGGATGATGCCATGAGAACAAGACTTGGTAAGAGACAAATCGTGGGCATACCGAACCTTACCAAAGGAACTATCGTGTCTACGGTGGACAATAACCTATTAAGGCTTATTGATGAAATTGACAATCCAGCGACTATTACTTCGGTTCAAGAGAACGGAAGAATACTGGATGTTCTTGGAGAGTTTTCTCTTGGATATGATTATGCTGTAAATCAATTGGTATTCATGCATACATCAGACGGAACGAAGAAACGAGGATTGAACAATGCGGATCAGAACGAATTGTTCTATGCAAGTGAAAAACTAAGTGTGTAATCCTATACCTGTAGGCACTTTAGGTGCTTACAGGTTTTTCTAAAAAAATAATATTATGGCAAAAGAAGACGAAAAAGTTTCTGAAAACATCGAAGAAACTGCAGGTAATACTGAAGAATCTACAGAAAATGTAGCAAAGGAAACTCAGCTTGATACTAGGGAAAATGAACTGAATGTTTTTGCGGACCAGCTGAAAGAAAAAGAAGCTGAACTGGACAAGCGTGAGAAAGAAATCGCAAAAAGAGAAGCTGAACTGGATAAGAGAGAAAAATCTCTTACAAAGAAAGAACCTAAACCAGCAGAACCGAAAGCAGAAGCTGTTTCTTTTGAGTTCAATGGAGAAAAATACAGATTCACTGATGACGCTCCGAGCAAAATCAGAATCGACGGCTTCGTGAAAACTCAGCAGGAAATCTCCCAAGACAAAGACATACTGCTTCAGTTGGTCGTTGGCGGGTCTGGATTGATAGAAAAAGTTTAACCAAAAAAATAAATAAAATTATGGCAAGTTGTTTTGATAGCATTCCGCACGAGAACTTGGAGCATTGCCCAAATGATGAAATCAATTCTGGGATTGCAACGAAGTTGTATTATGTTCCTGTAGATTTCATTAAAAGCATGGCAAAGCCTACGATTTCTACTACCTATGCCAGCAGGGTAACCATTGCGGCAGGAGGTATTGTTCTCAATAAGGATAAAGCGTGGAAATCCATCGACATTCAGATGGATGAAGGAGAGTTGAAACCAACCCTTACAGGGAATGTGGGCAACAAGAAGACAAAAACAGAATTGGAATTTCTTATTCCTGGTCTTAGAACGGAAGTGTTGGGCTGGATAGATGCCTATAAGAACGCTCCGTGTGTTTTTGTTGTGAAAGATGCCAATGGGAAACTCTTTGTGATTGGAAACAAAGACCTTGGAGCAAGAATAGATTCTGCCGAGGGAACTACAGGTAAGAAGATAGATGATAACTCTGGAGTAACAGTGAAGTTGGTAGCGAATGCGAAAACTTGTGTATATGAAGGGGAAATCACATTAGAACCTGCAGCGTAGAAAATTGGAAAAGATGGATAAAAAGTATTTCAAACTGAATGTTCCGATTGGAACAAGGATTATCAGTTCTCGTGGTGATTTTGTAGTGGAAGAAGTTCCAGATGATGCTTTTGATTTTTTCCAAAGAGGTTCTCAGTGGCTTTCGCTGGTGCCAGAGGCTGTAGAGGGTCTTTCCAAATTGTCGGAAACGAAACTTAAAAGCCTTTTAGCTTTCAAAGAAAGGCAGGATATGGCAGAAGATGCTGGCATTATCCAAGAGGCTTTGGAGCAAATTCTCCTTACGAGAACGGAGACAGCAGAAGATAAATCAAAATCACAAAAGAAACAGGAAGCCTAGTGCTTTCTGTTTTTTATCATTATGAATGCAAAAGAACACCAGGAACTTTTAGAAAAGTATATTTCATACGGAGGAAACCAGCGGATAACGGAAGCCTGCAGGAGGTTTTCCTTGCAGAATTTCGCAAAGCTGAAATATGAATTTTCTCGATTGAATAAGCCTGCAGAAGCGAAAGTTTCAGCTGAAATCCCAACTGATAAACCAGCAGACCAAGGGAGTGGAAATCCGAAAACAGAAGCGCCGAGAAAGGTTTTTAATGATTTTATTGCAGATTATCCCGTAGAGCTTCATAAGGCTTTCCGCAGACGCTGGGGGCTGTGGATGGAGGCTTGCTCCCTTAAAATTCAGCTCGGAGAACTTGACCCTAAAGATGAAGACGAAGCCTTTGAGCTTCAGTGGAAAATTTGGAATTGTTTTAAAGAATTTGACCAATGCCAAAAAGTGCTGAAACATTACAGAGAGCATAGGAGAATAATGCCTTTGGAAACTGAAACCGATTTTGAGGGAATGAGCGAGTTGGAAATTTATAAGCATCGGGACAATCTTAGGGCGCTGATTACGAGGAGAAAGCAGACCATTAAGAAAATGGAAAACTCTCTGCCTGCTCCCGAAGACCCAGAGTATAAGAGCCGACTGCACACGCTGAATCTAAAACGGGAACAACTCCAAGAAAAAGAAAACGAACTCATGGAATGTGAAAAATTTTTGAATAATGGAAAATAAAATATATGCTCCTTTGGAATGGTATACGGTTCAGAGGAAAGTAAAAGAGTTAGTGCCTTGTGATTTCAATCCAAGACAAATCAATGATGCCGATATGAAGAAACTCCGAGAGAGCTTGGAGAAATTCAATTTGGTAGAAATTCCAGTCATTGACCTAGACAATACGCTGATAGCAGGACACCAGAGAGTAGCTGCGTTGTTCGTGCTGGGGCGTGGTGAGGATAGCATCGATGTAAGAATTCCAAACCGAAAGCTTACCGAGGAGGAATTCAAAGAATACATGCTCCGAAGTAATATCCATAATGGTGAATTTGATTGGGAAAAAATAGAGGAATTCTTTCAAGATTTAGACCTTGAAGGTATCGGAATGGATATGGGCGATTTTGATGAATTTTTGAAACAGAACGCTGTGCTTCCGCCTGAAGAAGAGGGCGATTTTGACGCTTCACTTCATGAAAAAACGCAAAGTGTAGAGGGGGATTTATTCGAATTAGTTTCTAAAGATAAAAACATAAAGCATAGGTTTTTGTGCGGTAGTTCTACCGATTCAGAGAACTGGGCGAGGTTGCTTGGTGATGACAAACTAAACCTATTACTTACCGACCCTCCGTATAATGTAGACTATCAAGGAGGAACGAAAGACAAACTAAAAATCAAGAATGACAAAATGAGCAATGATAATTTTTATCGATTCTTGTATGATTTCTTTGTGAATAGTTATGTTTTTTCTCATGCTGGTGCGCCTGCGTATGTATTTTATTCGGATTCGGAGGCTATCAATTTCAGACAATCTATGCTGGATGCAGGATATAAGATTTCCTCTACTTTGGTCTGGGTAAAGAATTCATTTGTATTAGGAAGGCTGGACTATCATATGCAGCATGAACCTGTTATTTTCTGCGAAGAAACACAGCCTACGGAGATAGAAACGCACCGCTCGCTGGTGTATGGCTGGAACGCAGAAGGAGCTCATCCTTGGTATACGGACCGAAAGCAAAGTTCGATTTTAAGGTTTGACAAACCACAGCGAAACGCAGACCATCCTACGATGAAGCCTTTAGATTTAATGGGGTATTTGATAAAGAATTCCAGCAGACAAGGGGAAATTGTAGGTGATGGCTTCTTAGGTTCTGGCTCTACTTTGATAGCTTGTGAGCAGAATTGGAGAGCGTGCAGAGACTTTGAGTTGGACACGAGGTTTTCGGATGTTATTGTAAGACGGTGGGTGTCCTATATGAAAGAAAACGGATTGGCTTATGAAGTATGGAGGAACGGGAAACAGCTTACAGATGCTGAGATAGAGCAATTTAATAAAAAGTCAGAGGAATAAACCTCTGATTTTTTTTGTAAAAAAATGAAAAAAAGTTAGTAAAATATTTGCATAATAGTATATAAATATATATCTTTGTGATGTTAAATTGATAAACGATAGTTCTATGAAGTACAGCGCATTTTTTAGAGAAATTAGAAAAAAAGGTTGGCGGTTCTTAAGGCAGGGAAAGGGAAGCCACGAAATTTGGACAAACGGCAAAATAGAAGTAGCCATTCCCAATCACGGAGCGAAAGAATTGTCCAGCGGATTAGAAAAAGCATTAAGAAAACAAATGGGACTGTAAAAAGTCCCATATTAAAAAAATAAAAATATGAAGACAATAAATGTAATAATAGAAAGAGCAAACGATGGAACATTCGGGGCTTATGCTGAAAATGTACCAGGAATCTATGGAGCAGGAGACGATGTAAAAGAAGTAAAACAAAGTATTCTTGATGGAATAGAAACGATGAAAGAAATCGGCAACTTTCCTTATAAAGAATACGAAATAAAGTATAAATTTGACACGGAGAGTCTTTTGCAATATTATAAAGGTATCTTGGGAAATCCTGCATTTGAAAAGATTACAGGTATCAATCAGAAGTTAATTCATCATTATGCTACTGGTTTAAAAAAACCTCGTGAAGCACAGCGCAAAAAAATTGAAGAAGGCTTACACGCTTTAGGAAGAGAACTTTTATCAATAGAACTATAAGTATCAATTTAACACATTTACTTTATCTATTGTTGCCCTGCATTTGCAGGGCTTTTTTTTGTGTTTTGCTGTGAATTAGGGGTTTCTTATATTTGAGGCATGGAATTGTCAAAATTCAAGAAAGACAGCAGTTTTCAGCGTATAAAGGCGAGTTACCTGGATGAGAGTTCAGTGGAAC